CACGCCTGAGTATGTATCGTCCCAATAAGACGAATGATTATCGCTTCTTTGATCGTACCATCAGTGAGCAATTTACTGTGGGCGGACTCGACATATATATCCACAAATATCTCGGCCCTAAAGTGTTGCCACTTGACGGTGCCAACCCCGATGTTACACAACCAGTTTATGATAACGAAAATCCGTTGTTTATTCAAGACTTGTTCTTGCTTGAAAACCGCGATCGTGCATATGACCCCGATGTGTATGTAATGCGTGGTGTTTATCGTCAACAGGACATTGATTTTGATTTGACTCAATTTGGATTGTTTTTAAACAATGATACCCTGTTTATTACATTTCATTACAATGACATGATCGACACATTTCAACGAAAACTAATGTCTGGCGATGTGTTAGAAGTACCAAATTTGCGAGATCCAGATCCGCTTGATAAGACCATACCCAGAGCCTTGCCCAAATACTATGTGGTTCAAGATGCTTCCTATGCCAGCGAAGGGTTTAGCCAGACCTGGATGCCGCACCTGTGGCGAGTGAAAGCTACTCCAATGGTCAATGCACAAGAGTATCAAGAAATCCTAAATAAACCGTTTGTGACTGAAAATATATGGGATAATGGAAATTTTTATCCCACAGGAACCATAGTCAACAACGGAGACAGTTATTATCGTGCCGTAACTGATGTTCCGCCCGGCACTAATATCAGCAATACCACCTATTGGGTGGCTGTGAATCCACCCACAGAAGCTGATCGCGGTAGCACACGCAACAAAGATCTGGCCTTAAACGACGCTATACTGGCACAGGCAGAAGTTGATGTACCGTTGTCAGGTTACGACACTGTGAAGTTTTATATATTGCCGACCAATCCTGATGGTACCCCAGCCAACGCTGACGCTGTGACCATAGACAATGCCTTGGTCAATGCTGACCAAACAGGCATTAATGTTGCTGATCAAAGCCAGAGTCCGCGTGGCGATGGCTATACTATTGGTTACATGACCGGCGATGGTATAGCACCAAATGGATTGCCAGTTACCACTGGGGTTACTTTTCCCACTGCGGCATATGAAGGCGATTACTGTTTGCGGTTGGACTATTTCCCAAATCGTCTGTTTAGATACAATGGTCGTACCTGGATCAAGATCGAAGATGCTATACGCACTGACTTGACCAATGGACCCAACAACAATACTTTACGCTCCAGCTTCGTGAACAATACATACACAGTGCCCACAACAGACCTGGGCAACATACCAAGTCGTCAGAGCCTAAGTCAGCTGTTGGAACCCAGAGCCGACAATGGTGATGACAACGGTGGTAAAACACCTAAGCCTTTTCCTAAAACACAACCTGGACAAAAATCGAGCTGATATATGCAACAATTTTTTTATGACCAACAAATACGCCGTTTCTTGCTGCAATTTACCAGAATGTTCAGTAATTTCAGTGTGGAATATGGAAGAGACAACAGCGATACTGCTACCTTAATACGTGTGCCTGTCAGGTACGGAGACTCTACTCGTCAGGCACAAACAATTTTGCAAAACAACTCTGCCAATTCAATGCCGTCGACTCCCTTGATGACCTTTTATATTACAGCACTGGAATATGACAGACCCAGAATACAAGACCCCACACATGTGAGCAAGCTACAGGTACGTCAGCGTTATTATGACACTGCCACTGATTCTTATGAAACTACCCAAGGAAATGCCTTTACTATAGAACGCTTAATGCCGGTTCCGTATAACCTGTCGATTGCGTTGGATTTATGGACATCAAATACCAACCAAAAGTTTCAATTAATCGAACAGATTGCCACGTTATTCAATCCCAGTTTAGAAATACAAAGCACAGATAATTTTCTTGACTGGACCAGTCTCAGTGTAGTATACTTGGATGGTGTGACGTGGAGTAGTCGTACCATACCACAAGGAACAGAAAATCCCATTGATATTGCTACTATGAAGTTTAGCATGCCTATCTGGATATCCAGTCCTGCAAAGGTGAAAAAATTAGGAGTTGTTGAGCGTATCGTTGCTTCAATCTTTGATGCACAAGGTGACGCCAACGAAGCCATTACCAACAACGATTTGTTGTTGGGTACCAGACAACTGTTGACTCCGTTTGATTATCAAGTGTTGCTGATAGGCAATAAATTACAAGCATTGAAATACAGTGCTGTGGTTGACGAACCCAATTCATCAACTGATGCTCCAAATAACCCTCCCAGCAACGAATTTTGGCCAGCTATACTTGACATGTATAGTGGATTCAGACCTGGAATATCACAAATTAGATTAGATAATCAATGGGGTACTGATGACCAGGTGATTGGCACTGTCACTGTCGACCCTACCGACGAAAGATTTTTACTGTTTGATGTTGATGTAGACACTATACCGCAAAACACTATACCGGCAGTTAATGCTGTAATTGATCCTTTATTGAGCGGACCCGGAACAGGATTACCAGTGGCCACAACAGGACAACGGTATCTCATACTGAATGACATCGGTAATGTCAATAATACACAACCCAGTTCGGCCTGGGGTGGTGTGGTAGCAAAAGCAAATGACATTATTGAATATGATGGCACAGACTGGATTGTGACATTTGGCAGTACTACCAATACCGCAAATATTCAATATGTAACCAACATCACTACTGATTTACAATATCTGTGGACAGGATCTCAATGGGTCAAAAGTTACGAAGGTCTTTATCCGGGGGGCGAATGGAGTCTTGTGCTTTGACCGCAGTGGGTGTATGGTTTTATGCGTACGATACACAACGCTATCTATATCTCATGCGTAACGATTCTAAATATCCTGGAACATGGGGATTGCCCGGAGGCAAGTGCGAAGCCGGGGAAACCTTATTAGAAAGTATCGAACGAGAATGCTGCGAAGAATTAGGTTCCTTTCCTGACTATGTAAAGTTGTTGCCATTAGACCGGTTTACCAGTCCCGACGGTGCTTTCAGTTATCATACTTTTTTCTGCTGTGTGGCACAGGAATTTCAACCGGTTTTGAATGAGGAACACTTGGGTTATGCTTGGATTGATTCAGTCGCATGGCCTAAACCTATGCACCCAGGATTATGGAATACGGTAAACTTCGATACTATTAAAGAAAAAGTTGAGATTATAAAAAGTTCTGTTCACACATCGCAATGACTTACAAACTCGCGATACTTCATAGTAGTAACATTGCGATTGTTACGCCATTGATCTGGCATGTTTGCTTCGACACCCACCAGTATAAAATTAGTTAAATTGTAGGCTTGAAATACATCGTTGATCTGTGTATGGTGTCCGGCTGTAAGATGCGGTGTACTATTGTTGTATCCTAATAGAAATACTTCAGAATGCCCATCAAACGCAGCCAAATATACGGCTGCTGCAAAATGATTTATCGGTGGAGTATACGGAATCAAATAAAAATTCTTAGGATATCTGATACAATTCTTGGCATCAGTGTATACTACATTTTCAATTGAATAACTTTGTTGTTGAATTGATTCTAATTCGTAGCGATTAGTACTGACAAAAAAATCAAATTTCATATCAGTCCATAAAGAACCAGAGCCGTATGTTTGCAAACGTTTCTTACCTAATAATCCACCTTTGTGTCTTTGCAATCGGCGGTAATCAAATAGCTCTACATCACACCCACTGCCAATTACAGCAGCGCGACCACTGATGTGATAATTTTCAATAGCATTGGGTATCCATTCTCGATCTTGTTGTTTAGATCCGTTGGTCCATCGATTTTGAGTAATTACAAATTCGCCAATATAATCTTTTCGATAGTTGGGCTGGATCATAACCGCCCTACTAATATCTCAATTGTGCCTTCTGTGTCACTGTCAAAGTCTTGCAAACTTTTACCAATTATCGATCCAGGTTTGTATAAGTTATCATGCAATTTAGTTGCCACTCCTCGGAGTCTACTTGAGCATAATAAATCACCGCGGTTAATCTTTCCTACTACACGGCACGGAATACGTCCCAACAATGCCACTTCCACAGCAGTGTCAGATTTTTCCCCTGAATTCATTATTAATGCAGGATTAGTTGATACTACTCCAGCAATTCTTGTGCTGGCATAATCAACCGTGGCAGTGACTTCGGCCAGGCCACCAATTTCCAATACAGTGCCGGGCGGATACAAAACGTCGGCTACATATTTTTCTGCAACGTCAGCATATTGTGCACTGGCTGCTTTGGCAAATACAGTATTAAAATATGCTGTGCTTGATCCAATGTTACCTACGCCGTTGGCATTGCTATTGACAATGTTTCCACCAGTAATTGTACCGGTACCGGCTGATATATTACCAGCAGTAATATTTCCTGTTGCACTAAATGCACCAGCATATGTTAACGGTCCTGTGCCTGCTCGACCAAGTTTGCCTGTGGCATCACTGTTACCAAATACAATGTAAGCATTGGCACCATTTTGCTGTCCTTTAATACCAACAGTATCAGCTATGTTGATATCACCAATCCAGGCATCGTCGCCAACTTTGAAGTTTTGCCCAGATCCATTGAGTGTACCAGCAAAAGTACCGGCAGTCACTGTGTTAAGAACTTTATCGTATGTAAAGTTGGCATTGCCGCCAAAGACACCAGCATCATTAAACTGCACATTGGTATTTGCTCCGCCTGGAGTTCCGCCGCCGCCACCGGCTAATAGGTTTGTTCCTACTCCGTCTGCTGCTGCTGTTAGGTCAATAAAAGCACCTTTGGCGTTGTTGCCTTGAAAAAATCTTAATTTGTTTTGGAATATGTCAATGGTTACTTGACCAATTAAACTGGTATTAGTAGCAGGTATACCAAGATTAACTTGTCCTCCTTCGTCGCCAGAAGATTGTGTTGACCATAGTTCTTTTCCAAACAAATCTCCAGTGGCTCTTACTACTCCAGTGGTGTTGATATTGCCACCTGTAATGTTACCCGTGGCAATTACTTGAGCACCAGTATTTAAATTACTACCAGTTACGTTACCAGTAGCACTTATAACACCAGTTACATATTCACCAGTTGTGGCAAACACAGCTACGTTGCTGGTGCCACCGACGCCAATACTGACGTTACCACCAGAACTCACTACATTAACATTGCTTGTACCATTTGATATAGAGTTTAGACTGATACCGGTCACACCAATGGTAACAGTTTTACTGGTGTTGTTTCCGAAAATGCTGATGTTGTCACCAGCTGTAAATGTTACACTATCACCAACACTGGTGGCCAAGACCGCGGTACTGTTGGCATAAATGTTACCAAAAGCAAATGCTGAATTTTGTTCGAACACCAATGCAGTGGTGCCAATAATGATGGGATTATTTGTTGTCAGCTTCCACTGTGTATCTTTGTAGACATCACCTTCGGTGACCATGATAATAAGGCCTGCCTGCAATTCACCTGTGGCATTGCCATCATTTGCACGTACCCAAGTGCCAGATGATCCTGCACCCACTGTTTGTACTTCGTATATTCCGTTTTCGCTTCCGGGATCATTTGCTGATACTAATACTCTATCGCCTGTTACTAAGCTGACACCATCGACTGTGGCCGGAGCTCCGCCAGATAAAGTAATATCAGATGTTGTGATCACACGAACAGCTTGTTTATAGTCTATGTCTGATATCTGTTCGGCACGTATGCGTGTTAATCCCATGTCTTTCCTGTAATAACTGAATATTTAGCCAAAAAAATAGGGCAGTTGCCTGCCCTATTTAATATAGCCTACTATACCCGGCCGATAACTACCTCAATAACACCGTCTTGACCATCGAAGTCAGCAAGTGCTTTACCAATTACTGATCCCACAGCAGGGTCGGCTTCTGCTCTGGCACGACCGTTGCTGGTTGCCACCATCATGTCGCCTTTGCGTACAAGTCCTGTTACTTTAACTGGCACACGACCTTGCAGAGCAACAGGAACCACGTGATCACCTGTTTGTCCTGAGTTCATCAAGTAGCTGGGGTTAGTACTTACTACACCAGCAACTCTACGGCAAGCATCTTCGGCGCACATTGTGACTTCTTTGGAACCACCAAAACACACCACTGTACCTGGTTCAATAATTTGATCAGCTTCGTACATTTCGGCCAAGTCAGCATACTGTGCTGATGTTGCTTTGGCAAATACAGTATTGAAGTAAGTGGTTGCTGTACCAATGTTACCGACTCCATTGGCTTGACCATTTTCGATACCTGCACTGGTAATATTAACAATTGTGGCTCCGCCGACATTTGCACGTATATTACCACCGCTTGAAACAACTGCTACACTGGATGTTCCACTAAAGATTTGTGATGTATCAATACTCGAACTGGCAATAGTTGCTGGCGTTGTTCCGTCTGGTTGAAAGAACGCAATACTGTTGCCAGTCGATGCTTTCATTATTACGTTACCAAGGTATAAGCTTGTGCCAGATAGATATAGATCTTTCCATCGAGCAGTAGTTGTTCCCAAATCATATGTTACGTTTGCAGTTGGAACTAAATTACCAGTCACATCAAATTGAGCAGCAGTTGCAGACCCTTGTATCACTGCATTACCGCTACTATTTTGTATGCCAACTATAGTAGTTGTGGTGGTTAATAATCTGACATCAATTACGTCTGTAGATTCAGGTGCTTCTGTGAATAAAAGATTTGCTCCCGATACTGAATAAGCTGTAGTAGGTTGTTGCACAACACCGTTAATGGCCACTATAGTGGCAGCAGTTGTACTACTCTCACTTAAACTAAATTCAGTTTGTACTCCATTACCAACAAATTCATCTGCTGTAATAACAGTAAAGACTGAGCCTGCTGTTGCCCATGAATCACTGTCGTAAAATTCCAAAGTGTCAGCTGTGGTATTGAATCGCACCATGCCCGTGACAGGCACATCTGGACGGTCACTGGTTGAACCAACTGGAATAATAATTGAATTAGTAGTGCCAATCTTGAGTGCTGCGTTTGTGGTCGGTGTACCTGTTCCAATCAACACAGTATCGCTACCAGCATCAACAACCAACAAGTTGGCAATAGTATCGCCAGACACTATGAGGTTGACATCGGCACCTGCTGAGTTAATCAGTACTTGTCCGTTTGTGCCAGTAATTGTGTCGCCACTGATACGTATATTACCCAAATTGGCTTGTCCGGTGGTAATAATATTACCGCCTGTGATATTACCAGTTGCTACTACTTGTGCACTTGTATTTAGGTTGCCGCCTGAAATATTTCCACTGGCACTGACAGTGGCAGAATTTACAGCTGATGTAATAACAGCATTACCGCCAACCAAGTTACCACTGGCACTGACAGTAACACCTTCTACTGATGCAGCACTAATTAAATTGCCACCGTTGATATTACCTGAAGCACTTACTGTGGCAGAATTTACAGCTGATGTAATAACAGCATTACCACCTACCAAGTTACCACTGGCACTGACAGTAACACCTTGTACCAATGCAGCACTTATTACATTGCCGCCTGAAATATTTCCAGTACCAGATACAATTCCGCTGCCAAATAAAATATTTCCACCTGTGACGTTACCACTGGCACTGACAGTAGCAGAATTTACTGCTGAAGTAATGTTAGCGTTACCACCTACCAAGTTACCACTGGCACTGACTGTAACACCTTCTACTGATGCAGCACTAATTAAATTGCCACCGTTGATATTACCTGAAGCACTTACTGTGGCAGAATTTACAGCTGAAGTAATGTTGGCATTGCCACCTACCAAGTTGCCACTTGCTGATACAGTAACACCTTGCACTAATGCAGAACTTATTACATTGCCGCCAGATACGTTACCCGAAGCACTCAATGTAACGCCTTGTACTAAAGCACTTGATATTACATTACCGCCGTCAATGTTACCTGAAGCACTTACTGTGGCAGAATTTACAGCTGATGTAATAACAGCATTACCACCTACCAAGTTACCACTGGCACTGACAGTAACGCCTTGTACCAATGCAGCACTAATTAAGTTGCCGCCTGAAATATTTCCACTGGCACTGACAGTGGCAGAATTTACAGCTGAAGTAATGTTGGCATTACCACCTACTAAATTACCGGTGGCAGAAATATCAGCACCTGTTACTGAGCCGGTTACGCTGAGGCTTGTACCAGTGGCAGCACCAATGTTTGGTGTTGTTAAATTTGCACCTGCTTTGACAATAATGTTACCACCAATATCAAATGCAGTGGTGTTATTATCAACTTTGGCATTAAATGTTTGGGCAACTAATACCAAACCAGCTGATGTATTTGCTGAATAAACTTGGCTTTGGCTGAATTGTGCAAACGCAATATTGCTTGTGCCAAAGGTGATAGTTCCTGTAGGTGAATCGACCACATAAGCCGAACCCAGATTAATGTTGCCACTGCTAACGAAGAAGTAATCGTTTAGACTTAACTCTTCTGCACTGTTTGGACCGTATTCGTCTGCGTCGGTAGATCTAACAATTACTGTTGCGTTGCTCCAGGTGTAAATACCGTTCAATACTGCATTGCCTTCATTCTTGACCAAGATTCTGGTGCCCAGAGTCTGCACGTTAGCTGTGTCAATTAAATTGAAGCTACCAGTTGTGGTTATAGTTGCACCAATACCGTTGCCAGCACCATTGGGCTGTGCATAGGTTATAGTACCGCCTGTGGTAGTGGCCAAATTTGCGGTGGTTGCTACCAACACTGCTTCGTGATAGGCCAGGCCTGATGACACCATATTGTCAACATACAACTTAGATGCTGCATCTTGATCTTGCTCAGGATAAGCTACACCGTTGATGTAGTCATTTGACAATACAATATTACCAGCTGGCGAAAGATTAATGTCACCAGTGACTGTACTAACCGTCAACGCACCGCTGGGGTTGGTCAATGTGGCTGTGTTTACATTTCCACCATTGACATTACCTGTGGCACTTACTGTGGTGCCTTGTACCAATGCAGCACTAATTAAATTACCACCAGTGACGTTACCTGAGGCCGACACAGTTGCTGAATTAACAGCATTAGTGATATTGGCATTGCCACCTACCAAGTTGCCACTGGCACTGACTGTAACGCCTTGTAACAATGCTGCACTGATTAAATTTCCACCGTTGACATTGCCACTGGCACTGACAGTGGCAGAATTTACAGCTGAAGTAATGTTGGCATTGCCACCTACCAAGTTGCCACTGGCACTGACTGTAACGCCTTGTACCAACGCAGAACTTATTACATTACCACCTTCAATGTTACCAGTGCCAGATACAATTCCGCTGCCAAATAAGACATTTCCGCCTGTGACGTTACCCGAAGCACTGACAGTGGCAGAATTTACTGCCGAAGTAATGTTGGCATTTCCGCCAACCAAGTTACCACTGGCACTGACAGTAACACCTTCTACTAATGCACTTGATATTACGTTTCCACCGCTGATATTACCTGAAGCACTGACAGTAGCAGAATTTACAGCTGAAGTAATGTTGGCATTGCCACCTACCAAGTTGCCACTTGCTGATACAGTAACGCCTTCTACCAACGCAGAACTTATTACATTACCACCAGAAATATTTCCACTGGCACTTACTGTGGCAGAATTTACTGCCGAAGTAATGTTGGCATTTCCGCCAACCAAGTTACCACTTGCTGATACAGTGACACCTTCTACCAACGCAGAACTTATTACATTACCGCCCAATATGTTACCAGTACCGCTTACAATACCCGACCCGTATAAGACATTGCCACCAGTGATGTTACCGCTTGCCGAAACAGTGGCCGAGTTAACAGCTGATGTAATAACAGCATTGCCGCCAACCAAGTTACCACTTGCTGATACAGTGACACCTTGTATCAAAGCTGCACTAATTAAGTTTCCGCCAGAGACATTGCCAGTAGATGAAACTACACCACCAGTTAATAAATTGCCACCTTGAACATTTCCTGTTACTGTTAAATTACCCACTACATTTCCAACTGTAATGTTGGCAAAGGTCGTGTCACCAGTGATGTTTGCAGTTTGAGCAAAAAAGTTGCCAACTTTTAAATTGGCAAAACTGGTTACAGTAATGGTGGTGTTGGAGATTTCGCTGCTGGTAAATACAGCTTCAAATTCTTGTGCGTTTTCTTTCCAAACAAATGCAATGTTTTCACTTGTGCCGCGTTTGCCAATAAAACCAATGTCAACTGTGGGAGATCCTGTTTGACCAGTGGCCAATACAATAAGCGGATCTTCTACCAATAAATCAATAGTGTCAATGGCAGTGACGTTACCTTGAACTGTAAGGTTGCCAGTGATTGTTAAATCTGAGCCGTATGTTAGGTTGTTGGAGATTTTCTGCGAAGTGATCGAATAATTCTGAAGTTTAGCGGCTGCATTGACACCGTAATATACGTTACCAGAAATTGCATCAGTTATTTGATTGTTATTGATACGGGTAATAGCCATTTATCTCTCCACGCCGGCAGGCAATAGAGTATTTACCAATTTGATTAGAATATTGTATTGGGGCAGTTAAAAACAGTTAGTTGAGATCAATCCAACCACTGCCAGTGTAGCCTTGGAACTTGGTGCCCGTGGCATTAAACACCATCATTCCCGCAACAGGAGAAGCGATTGCTGCATCTCTAACAGTGCTGTTGGCATAGACTGCCAACTGTATGGCTGTGATTGCAGAGATATTATTACCAACAATATTTCCAGTTGCAGTGATATTACCAGTGGCATTTATTGTTCTACCGCTGCTGGCTTGCAACGTGATATTACCAGAAGAGTCAGCTCGAACAATAGCATTTCCGTTGGAATTAGTAATATAATCAGTGCTGCTTACACCTGCCAAAAATCTTATTTGTATAGTATCAGTAACAATCGGAGTTGTTGTGAATGTAATATCAGTGCCAGCCACTGTGTAATCTATGTCAGGTGTTTGTCCAACACCGTTTACAGTAACCAAAATGCTGGCCGCAGTAGCAGTTTGATCCAAAGTAAATTGGCTGGCTACTCCGTTGGGATCAATAGTTTGATTAAGAATAGTGGTAGTGCCGCCTGGGATTAATTCATCCCAACCAAACCCGTCATAAACTTCGGCATAACTGGTGTCGCTATTGAACCTAATTGTGCCGGCAGGCGGGCTAACAGGTCTGTCGCCCTGATCCCCAGCAGGTAATGCCAATCCAGAAACTGTATCAATAAAAACTAAACTGTTTCCGGTCGGCGATAATGTAATGTTTCCCGGTGTTACTGATGTTGAAATTGTGGTATTGCTAAAAGTAAAATTACCAATATTGGCATTTGCAGCCACATTATCTACGTAAATTTTGGTAGCAGCGTCCGAGTTAGCAATCGGCTCCAACAAGTTATTGATATTCACGTTGCCGGCATCAATGTTACCGACCAGATTAATTGTGACATTTCCCACTGTAAAGTTACCAGCTACTTCAAGAGCAGACGCAGGAGTTGAGGTCAAAATTCCAACACGATTGTTATTGACATCAAAGTATATTAAGTTGCCTTGAATGGCCAGATTGGAGCCACGCCGGAGATTGTCTGCCAGTATGTTGCCGGAAATCTTGTTTATTGCCATCGGTTGTCCTTTACTGGATATTTATGGCATTAAGTCGAGCTGTGAATTACACTTATGGGTTCACCACTGGGTGGTGCTGATGTAAAAGTAATATCAAACCCACCGTCGACTGTGTAAGCTGTTGTAGGGTCTTGATAAATTGATCCAACAAAAACAATAATTTGCGTCGTTTGGCTTTCTACTATACTCATGGTAAAAATTGTTGTACTACCGTCGCCTGTAAACGAATCCACAGTATAATCAACAGAACCGGCAGCATTTAGCTCAATAAATTGTGTCCCATTGAAATATTCAACCAACCCTGTATCAGTGTTGTATCGTATGAGCCCAAATTTTGGAGACAAAGGGCGTGTGGCAGACCCACCAGCTGGCAACACCACACCAGAGGATCCAGATTGTAAACGACGATTTTTTACAAAATATCCCATTAGATTGTGGTATAACTGACCACTGTGGTTATGGCGTTGTTGGCATTGGCATTAACTCTGACAGTGTCGCCTGTGTCCAACAACAGCTTTTCGCCGCCAGCATACAGTTGATATGTGTCCAATGCTGTCAGCTCAATGCTGGCCAAGATGACGTTGGCATTGCCAACACTGCCGCCACTGGGTACCACGTATACGTTGGCTGTGACATTACCAGCTGAATAGTTACAAAGGCTCATAAAAGTAATGGCTGTTGCACCTGCACTGACATAAACGTTTGATGCTGCGGTAGTTACGTTACCTACGGTAATTGACATGAGTATTCCTTAAAATATAATAGCAAAGACAATGGCCTTGCTCTTGCTGACTAATTCGTCTTCAACTGATGGACTCTTGACATAAAGACCAGTTCCGCCTGATCCTTCAGCATTGTGAAACACAGCCACCGAGTTGGCCACTGCGGTTGGAACAGTTGCTATGTTACCAAACACTTGATGACCTTGTAACGTGACTCGAGCATTTGCTGTATCAAATGTGTAAGCAGTGTTTCCACCAAATGTGCCGCCAGCATTGAATTGAATGTCACTGTTGGCACCACCTGGCGGGGTGGTGCCTGTGCCAGTTACAATGTTTGCAAATGTGGAATTATCAGTTGATATTTGCCAAGCACCCACAGTTACATTGTATCGTAATGATGCAAAAGTATTTGGGCTTGATGTTTGTTGGGCTAAAATTCCAATGTTAGAATAGGTACCTGTGTTGTTTGCAGCCAGTGTAATAAATGGATCAGTAATTTCCAATTCAGTGCTATTGATATAAGTTATATTTCCTTCGACATCAAGGTTGCCCAGAATACGCAAAGTGTTGGTAGATACAACAACATCATCTTCGCTGTTGAGAGTGGTAATATAATATGTGCCGTCTATGCGTTTTTGGGTGGCCATGTTTAGAGATCCTTTGATGTATTTATTCGCAAAACAAAGTCCCCAATCGTGATAGATTGTAAATTTGTCAAGGTTCGAAAATCTGGGATATCAGCAGTGGTATCGCCCGAAACCCTTATAAATTCCACAGAAGGAAAATCACGTACGACTGTGCTTAATTGTCTAATCCAGTTGCCAGTAAAGGTAGGGTTAGCATCTGCAGATTTGTAAAATTCACTACCAGCATAAACATTATTAAATTTACCCACCACTGTTGGACCCATGTCAAACCCTAACAAATAAATTTTGCGATTTAAATCCAAGCAAGCAATACCGGCGGCAATAGGACCAGAGCTGAATCCGTGATATTGCTTTGGCACTGATTGTGCACCTGATCCTGGACTGGGTCTACGTGTGTAAAATCTATTCTTTTGTGCGTATCCGCTTTCTTGTATTGTGGTGCTGATGGGGCGGTCAGTAGACACTAACACATGAGGTGTATGAGTACGGTACAAGGCATTACAGCCATAAACTGTGCCTAATTTAAGCAAGATATCAACATCGATATGCTGTCGGCTGATGCCGTTTCCTAATACAAAAGCAGTCATAAAAAATCCTCCCAGTATGTAGCTGAGAGGATCTCGTGGTAATATAAAAATTACGAAGTGTAGTTTTCTACAATTACCAGACTCAACAAGTTCTGCTGTGTAGCAGTGTTGCCTTGTCCTGTTGTGCCAGACTTGATTTCTGTGCCTTCGTCTGTGAAGAAGTTGGCTGCATAACGAATGTTCTGCTGTACAAGATTCTGTGCAAAGCCGCCGGCAGCAGCACCACCAACTTCACCACCTGTGAAGTCATATGCATACTTGTTTGTGAGCTTGCTGATTAAGACTTCTGAGCTGTCAGCATCTAAGGCAAAGCTGATGTTCATGTTGCCCGCTGTTAGTGCACCTTGTGCTTCGTTGGCTAACACACAAACGCCTTGCTCACCTGAACTGGCACCTTCGACCAGATACTTTCTTGTGCCTTTTTGGCGAACAATCCAACCATCTTCTTCGCTTTGGCCTGTGATGAAAACACGGCATTTGACCACAGGATAAGCTGCTGTAGCAACACCGCCGCCGTTGCCTTCACCACCAACTACACCAAGATACTGATCAGTGTTGAATGTGGCTGGGAATACTGGATTAGTTAGCTGATCCCAAGCATTGAAACCAATGTCTTTGGTTGTGGATTTTTTGATTTTTAGTGGACGACCCATTTTTTCTTTTCCTTTAAAAGTTAGGCGTTCTAGGCCTACGCGGTGGGATACCGCATAAAACGCAACCATTGCGTTGTATAGATATATTTATGAAATAAATCCGTATCTAATACACACAGTAAATATCCGTATGGACACAGAACTGTTAATATTGCAAGGCAACACACATAGAGAACAGCATCAACCGGATCAGGCTTTGGCCTGTTATGCACAGGCCTTTGTTAACGATTATACCTCAGCAGGTGCTTTCAACAATTACGGTAATGTGCTTAGAGAAATGGGATTTCCTGATCGTGCACAACCATTTTTAGAACATGCTATCCGTTTAGATCCCAGTAACGAAACTGCACGTTTTAATTTGGCTGTGTGTTATCTGTTACAAGGCAATTATCAACAGGGGTGGACTGCTTACGAAGACCGCTGGCGATTTGAACACTTAAAAGGTACACTGCCGCAATTGCCACAACCTCGTTGGACTGGGCAAGATCTCAAAGACAAGACTATTCTTGTCATCGGCGAACAGGGACTGGGCGATACTATACAGTTTGTGAGATTTATTCTCAATCTCAAAGAGTCTGGTGCTCGCGTTGTATTGGCAGTTGCTGGTGCCATGGTCACACTATTTGGACCTGACACAATTGCGTTCAACGATGCTTTGCCTGAATATGATTACTGGACTCCTATTATGAGCATTCCAGGCATGTTGGGAATCACCTTAGAAAATTTAAACAGTCCGTTGAGTTATATTTCACCCGATGCAACCGGTATAAAGCAATGGCAAAAAAGACTGGGTGTTAAGAAAAAACTTCGAATAGGGTTCAGCTGGGCTGGACGTAGAGATACTTGGATACATCAACACAAGTCAGTTCCGTTCGATCAAATAGTCAAATTGATAAAATCTAATCCGCAGCACGAATGGGTAAATTTACAAATTGACGCCGATCAAGCAGAATCTGCAATTCTAATACAATTGGGTTGTGCAACATATCCAGGTACTATCTCCTGTATGGCAGATTCGGCTGCCTTAATATCGTGCATGGATGTGATTGTCAGTGTGGATACTGCAGTAAGTCACTTGGCAGCAGCGATGGGTCGACCCACTTGGATCATGCTGAATCATTACGGAACAGATTGGCGATGGCTATTAAATCGTGCAGATAGCCCGTGGTATCCTACTGCAAGATTATTTAGGCAATCCACAATTGGCAACTGGGACAGTGTGGTAAACAAGATCGCACTGCACCTAAATCTGTTTAAAATTTAAGCGGCAGTTTGCCACGATTTTGAATAGGTGTAAACCCAGACTGGACGAGTAACAGTGTTGCTTTGAAATTCTTTGTTGCTGTTGGTACTGGCTGCCGACTCTGTGACACGACACTCAAACATATGATCTGAAAAGGTGTCTTGTGCACCACCTGCAACCCCGGCACCTTGAATTACATAAGTAGCCTGCGGGCTTGCATAGTTTAAGAGATAGGGCGACATATCTCGATCACCGAGATCTGTCACAGTGGTTCCTATGTAAGTAATATTAAAACTGTTGTAGCTGTTGCTGTTCTGCTGTCTAACAACAGACCAAGCCCCGGTAACAACAATTCTGCACACAGTAGGTCCGTAAGTTTGGCCAGTATCAGGATCTGTATACGTGGTCAACTCGTTGCCAATCTCTGCAATGGGCCAGTCTACTGCTCTCAAGTGCAAAAGACCGCCGCTCAAGGGATTGGGATGACCCAGGCTGAGTCCAAACGTAGCACCGTCGTTGTAACCGGCTTGACTGTATCGCCATAGACCTGGGTCAACAACAGTTAAACCTGTGTTGGCAGTGAGTTCTGCAGAACCTGAGAAAGGTGTGATAAATGTAGGCATGCTTTATTTATAGCAACAAAAAGCCCCTGGCGGGGCTTTTTTCTTAGCGTGAAAAACGCAGTATATCTGCTCGCAGTTGTGCTATAGGATCTATGGATTCTGCAACAGCACCTGTGGGTCTTTGTGTCACTAACAGTTCAGCTGGGAATATGTCTATGCCGCCTGGACCCATCACTGCTACTCGTCCGTCGGGTCTAACACGACTGACTTCGTATTCAATCCAGTAACCGCGTGTGTTTTTGGCCCAGACTGTTTGTCGTGGTTGAAGTTGCGGTGCAGCTTCTGACATGTCTTCTGCTGCCGACGTCTCACCCACAGGACCTGTCCATCCGCCCGGGCCACCAAAACTGGTATCAGGACCTGATCCTGCGCTCTTTATGGCATACCGCAATTCTGCAAGTGCTTCTTCAGCTGTGTCAAATCCCACAGCATCGTAGCTGCCGTCGTACAGTTTCACATAGTAGGGACCATTACCTGGGCTGGCTTCTGAATCCGTACCAATCTCGCCAATGGGCACTCCGCCTTTCTTGACAACACGTACGGTGGTATCACCCTTGTGTCGCATGACATCCGGACGGGCTTCTGAGACGCCTGTGTATTCATCCTCCCACGGACTGCCTTTCCATGTAGCTGGATCTTGATCGTAGTATGCTGCCTCTTCGGCTTCGCCACTACGCATGTGATATGTGGTCATTAACCATTGCATTTTATCACGCAGCTCATCTGTGTAGTTGACGCCTTCTGCTACACCTGGAGCAGCAGCTACAGCAGCACGGCTTTCTGTCAGCTCTTGACGAGTTGGGCCAGTTGTGGCTTCTGCAAAGTGATTCATCAGCTCTCGCAAGTCAGTTGCGGTGTGATCTGGTCGTAGCACAGGTTTGATTGTCATTGGGGCGGTCCTTGTTCGGTTTGTTTATTTAGCTGTCTTTTGAGTGATCTTCCACTTCACGATGTAACTCTTCAGCAGTCCAACCAGATTCTGTCAAGATGTGTATGGCATTTATAAACAAACTAAACACAGTTGCCGTGTAGTCAAATCCCAGTTCGTTGCCTTCTTTTTCGTATAGCTGTTCTAATGCTTGATCAGCAGCAGCGTTGCATACGTCTAAATCAAAATGGTATACAGTACCATCTGCTAATACTTCTACAATTTCATTGTCTTTCATTTTGTTTCCTTTAAGAATCGACAGTTGGCACCATGCCAACGTACATAAGTGTTTACAGCTATCATTTGATTACAATGTGGACACAGTTTCTTTTCGCGTTTGCTACCACGTACAGCATCTGCTTTCTTTTGTATTGTTTCAGCTGACTGTTTACGACCAGTGGCTTTTTCTCGTTGTTTAGATTTTGCTTCGTCTGTATGCTTTTTATTGTACATACCGTTTCGTTCACCAGCATGGGCTTTGCTCATATTATCAAGCCATTCTTGCGAAAACGGCTTTCTTTTTCTTCCAGTAATTGCTGCTTTTTGATTGGCTTTTTCATGCGGCGGTTGAACTCGTCCTTTGTTGAGATTAGAGATATATCTTGAAAATTCTTCTCTCAGCGTATTATACACCCTGCTGGTAATCTTAGATGCATAACGTGTTTGATACGGGCCTTCTGCTTTCATAATATACATAGCATTGATCATTTTATATCTTGCTTCGCCTGTATACATTTTAGTTAGAAGCCAATGACATACAAAGTGCTCGCGGGCTGTTAAATCTACTAAATTGTCAGCATCATCTGATCCACCAAGACTACGTGGTACTACATGATGACGTTCAGAATAGCCGTCTAATGTTCTGCTACGTGCTCGATCTGTTATATTTTGGTACCAAGTTTGATATTTGTTCATATAAGTATTTATGTTTGTTAGTTCAATATAACACTTTAATAATATAAAGTCAACAAAAAACCTGCCGAAGCAGGTTTTTTGATATTGAAAAACAACTAAATGGATTAGCTGAATGACAAATTGGAAACTGCGATCTCGCCCACGTAGTCGCCGGCGTTGCCGAACGAGCTGGCCGTGTTAGTGAGCTCGATATACCCATAGCGAGTCATAAAGCTCACGACTGGTTCAAATGTTGACGGATCAAGAACAACACCGCTGCTCATTAGAGGAATATATGGGCAATAGAACGCTGCTGCATCAGCTTCGCTCGAACCCTTATAACCAACTAGAACAGGTGTGCTATCACTAGCGTAGCTGTCAACGAACACACGCATTGCACCGTTCAGAGTACCAACAAACTTGGTGTTTGTAGGTGCTTCGAATGTGCCTTCTGTGGTACGTGCAAATGCACTTGTTGTTGCTGACTGAAGAACAGTCAATGAAGCTGGAGAAACAACAGCCCAGTTACCAGCACCGCGACGTGTGCGCTGTGCAATCAGGTTAGCAACACGGTTGATCAGAACAGCTAAAGCAGCGTGTTCGTCACCAACGAATGTGGCAGTACCAGATACAGTAGCTTGGTTGTATGTAAACTCAGTTGTGGCCAAACTGCGTAGGCTCAACAGGATTTCCTGGTCAATTTCAGCTGTAATTTCTTGAGCCAAAGCTGCCATGATTTCGGCTTCTACGTCGATACCATGCATTGCTTGTGCGTCTTGAGCTGCTTCAAAAGTCCAACGAGCCTGTAGCTTACGTGTCTTAGCTTCAACAGCTTGCTTCAGGATCTGTACGCTGATCTGACGACCACCGTTGCCTTCAAGTGTTGCTGTCTGTGCACCGGCATAACCTTGTGCAGCAGTTTGTGTTGTTGCTGCGTTATCAGCACCGCGAGCGCCAGCTGAGTAAGCTGTAGCGATCTTGAATGGTGACAAGGCTTCTTCACCAGCTACAACTGAAGTTGCTGCTGCTGATTGGTCTGTCATTGTCGATGCATAACGTACACGCAGAGTGTGGATCTGACCAACTGGGCCAGTCATTGGCTGAACACCAACCAACTCGTTAGCGATAACAGTTGGCATAACACGTCGGATTACAGGCAGAATTACACGGTTTAGTGTAGCAATGTTGCCCGAAACTGTTGAACCAGCACTTGCGTTTTCTTTCAAGTACTTGCGAGTGTTTTCTAAGATAACACTCATTGTGTTGCGACGGCTGCCTTTCAGACCTTCCATAAGGGCTTCTTTGGTTTCGTCCCAACGGCCTTCTAATAGTGCTTGTGACATTTAAGTCTCCTTTAATTAAAGACCTGCCAGGCGCTTGATGTCGATCACGTTGGAACGGTCTTCTTCTTCTGCGGCCTTGACGGTTTTATCACCAGTTACTTCACGAACACTTTCTGTAACAACCTTGCGGCTCTTGGCAGTGGCGTCATTCAGTACAGCTGGTAGATACTTCTCGAAAGCGCCTTTCAAACGTGTTGTCTGAACGCTTTCTAACAAATTACGCATTACTTCCTGCTTCTCTTCGTTGAGAGGTGCAAGCAATTCTTCCATTTCGGCTTGACGCTGATTGGATTCCTTGATAATACGAATTTCTTTCTCTTTTGATTCAACGAGTTGTTGTGACTTCTCGACGATCTTAGTGGCTTCTTCAAGTTGCTTGTTTTTGTGAGCAACTACTCGGCTCAGTTTGCGGATTTCGGCATTCTCATTCAAGTATGTCGAACCAAACTCTGCTGCGTAGGCTTCAAAAATCTTACGACCAAAATTGTTCTCGCGAGCAACTTTAATGTCTTCGTGCAACTGATTCATTTCTGTCTTTAGATGCTTGGCAACTGACTTACCTAACTTATCAGCACTTTCTTTTACAAAACGTGCTTTCAAAGCTTCGAGTTGACCACGGGCTTCGCGAACTAGACGAACTTTTGTTTCTACAACATCACGTTTGTCTTTTGCAAATTCCATGATTTCTTCAGCCAGCGCACCCACAATAAACTTCTCCAACTTCTGAAGTCCTTCTGAATGCATCTTGCGATCTTTGCGTAATTCGCCAATTTCTTCCGCCAATTTAGAAACCATAAAGTCGTTAAACTTTGTGCTGCTTTCTTTCATCTTGGCTTGGAATCGGACACGATCTTCAGCTAATGCTTGCTTTTCAGCAGCAATGCCTTGAATCTCTTGTGCAAGACCTTCTGTTACCATGCGATCTAGGGCTTCCACCATTACTGTTTTGTCGTGCTCATAGCGTTGTGCAAACTCTTCGCGGAGTTCTGCACGTAACTCTTCACGAGCTTCTGTTAGTTTCGATTCCCAAGCTTCGTTGAGTTCTTGACCAACATCTTCGTTAATTAGTCCGCTATCTAGCAGTGGTTTAATAGCATCAAACATCTATTTCTCCTAGATTTTGAGATCTTTGATAAGGCGTTTTACTTCCTCTTTCAAAAATCTCTGTACTTTGTTGTCTGACCCTAAATCTCTAGCCATTTCTAAAACTCTCTGACCACCTTTCATGTTCATCAAGCCTTCGTAAATTGCTTTGGGATATGCGTTTGGCGCACTGGGTTGGGCAACTACATCAACAGTGACTATTTCAAAGTCACTGACATGTCCGTTCGCTTCGTTAACGTTTCCGCTACCTCGGCTAGAAACTCCTAATTTCACACCGCTTTCCAGCATGGTGCGAACCAAATTGCCCATTGGCGTGGGTAAAATCTTTAACTTTCCAAAACCGTTTGGGCCATCCATCCACATTTCTGTGATCATATGGCTAACGCGGTCAAGGTTTACTTTAAGATCATCCGGGTGATCCACCTCTCCCAATACAGAGTAACCGCTGGTAATTTGTTCGTTCAGTGTTTTGACTGCACGTTCAATTTCATTAACAGGGTACACTCGCTCATTGGCATTCTTAACACCGCCTTGGATGCAAATGCCTTTCATGTAAAGGTTCTTACCTTCTTCGCTGCCTTCCACAATAATGCGGGCAGCGTCGAAAGTAAGATTTTCACGGAGGTAAAGAGCCATTTACCGGGTTACCTTATTGGATCACAGACTTAGTATTAACACCTGTGGCCTGAGCCAAGTGTGGCTTAGTGGCAGGTTTTACGTTTGGCTGTGTTGTGCTGCCCATGTCTTTTGCTGTAGGGGCAGTACGTCCGTGTGCTGTGTCGCCAGTCATTGAAACTGGTTTAGCAACAGCACCTTTTGCGCCGCTGTTGACAGCCACAGTACTTTTCTTATTAACACCGCCTTCTTCTGAAGTAACTGGCTTTGGAGCAGCTTTGAGATCGACGTTTTCGTACATGCCTTCTGTTTCTAACTCGTCGTCGACAACTTCTTCGCTGTCCATGTCGTCACCGACTTCCATGTCCATTTCTGCGTCCATTTCGTCAGCACCGCCGTCGCCCATCAGGCTTTCAAATTCAGCCATGAGTTCGTCCAGCTTGTCTTCGAGATCAACAACACGATCTTCTAATTCTTCTTCGCCGCCTACATCTGAATGATGGTCATCCATGTCCATTTCTACTTCTTCGCCTTCCATTGAAACACCTGATTCTTCAGTTTCGATGTCGTCAATTAGGTCGTCGGCTTGATCGCCGCCCATCATGCCTTCTTCCATGGCTTCTGCGTCGTCTTCAACAGCTTCTTCCATAGTTTCTTCTTCTTCGTCTGCTGCCATCATTTCTTCATAGATGGTACGGCTTTTTTCCACAACGATGTCATGGAACAGCTCGCGTGCTTTTGCTTCGTCATCATTAATGACGTATTCAAT